AGTTCCCCGATGCGTGGCTCCGGTTGGCCTTTGAGGTTTTCGGGAAGGATCCGGATCGGCAGGCCGACCTATTTGAGGAAGCCGAGAAGCTCATGCCGATTCAGCGCCGGCTCTTGAGCGCCAAGGCGGTCTGGCTATTCCAGCGCCAGAAATATGACGAGGCGATGAAGATATTCGAGTGGTTCGCGAAGTACTGCCCAGACGAGGACAAGTTGATGTTTATGGGCTTCGCTTGCGCTCTAAACGGTGATGGAAAACGCGCAATGCCCTACTTTTACCAAGCGGCCGACATGGACCCGCGGAAGTGGTCCGATGCGATGGATTGGGTCTGTCGAGAGGCGGCAAAACTGCCGACATGGGATGAACGGGCTCTCGAGACGATCAGTCGGCAGGTAAAAGAGACGGCGCGACCGGGCCTTAAATTGGTGGATCCGATGTTTGATAAGGCGCCGGACGGATACGGAAGTGGGCAGGAATTGGGAAACAGTAGGGAAGGAGCGGAGAATGTCCCGGATGAAACGCGATTGGCCGACCCTAAAGCTGGAATTTCTTAACTCCAAGGAGACCCTTAACGAGTTCCGGATCCGGCACAAGATCTCGAACCAGAGAAACTTCTACAAGCAGACGGCCGGCTGGAGCGAAGAAAGGAAGAACCTGGTTAGAAAATCGCTCGACAAAGCCGTTGAGAAGATCGGGAAGAAACTGACGGAGGAGTTTACCGTCTATCCCGACATGTTCATGGGATCGGAGGCGGTTCTCGCGAAGTACATCCGGGAGGCGCTTCAGAACGACCTGGAGCCGTCTCAATTCAATTACGTCGTTCAAAGCCTCTGTAACCTACTAAAGCACAAGAAGCTCCTGTTTGGAGAGCCGACAGAGATAACGGAGAACAAAGGGGAAGGGAGTAAGCACGTCCACATCGTTCAGGTGCTCCAGATGTTAAAGAAAGGCGAGATAATCGAGATTGACGACGATGGCGAATGAGAGCAATCAAGAGACGGATACGTTCATCTATTGGCTTTTCACGGGGAACAACGCGGTACCTGAATTCTCAAGAGAAGATGCCACATGGCTCGAAATGGTGTTCGGTTATCATGAGCGAACAACCGAGCAAAAGGCGAGACTCCATAACCTGCGAAGGGCAGCCGGTCTCCACGCAGCAGTCCTCCTCACTGAGTGTCCGGGCGGTCCGGAGCGCGAGATAGCGCTTCAAAGGGTTCAAGAGGCAGCCATGTGGGCGAATGCGGCGGTTTCGAGGCTATCCAGAAACACTCCTTGACATATGCTAAGCGCTTAGCATATAATTGACCCGTTAGCTAAGTACAGGAGGTCAGTATGAGAAGTCAGCACACGCCGACACCATGGAAAGTTGCGGAGTCAGTTAAAGGCAAAACGTGCTACGCAATTGTTTCTCGTGATGGTTGGATAGCAGATTTGAACGAGTGTCATGGAGATCGGCTAGCAAATGCCTCCTTCATCGTCCGCGCCGTCAATTCGCATGAGGCGCTAGTAGATGCGCTTATCATGGCCTTGCCCTACGTCGAAACTGCTCTTGAAGACCGTGGTTATAAGCCGGGCGTGGTTGATCAGATGGTAAAGAAAATACGCGAAGCCATCGCCCTCGCCGAGGGAGAACAAAAAATTGGACGCTAATGAGAAAAAGATTGAGGCACTCGTTAACGTTCATGCGAAAGCATGGGAATTCATCCATGCGTACAGCGATTCCACGCCGAAAACTTCGGATGAGTGGCCGGGTGAAGTGAGGGCCTTACTTGAGGCGTTACGGGATTCGGGTGATCGATCGGAATTCGTACTCGCAAGAGCCAATGCATAAGAATCCCCACGCCGTGGCACTTGGCAGGAAAGGTGGCAAGGCTCGATTAAGAACGATGACAAAGAAACTACGCAAAGAAATCGCGTCCAATGCGGCTAGGGCGATGTGGGCGAAGCGGAAGGCAAAGACGCGAGGAGGAAGCGATGGCCTGTGAAACGACGGAACGTATTTTTCTTGCCAGTTTCTGCCTGTTGAGCATGAGTTGCGCCACCCTGCCGGAACGTCAGTTAAACAGCGAGCAACAGGAGTACGCCGGCCTTGTTCGAGCGTTTCCGCTCTCTTTTGAAGTCTCTAAGCAAAAAGCCGAGGAGGCGTGGGGACGTGCGGTGAGCTGGGTCGGTGAAAACTCTCGAATGCGAATTCGTGTGGTTTCTGACTATGTTGTCGAAACCGCGTCGCCAAACTCAACATCGGGATACATGGACAATCTGCCCGGCTATGGGTATACGGTAACGCGCTCCCCAAAGGGGCAAGCGCACGTGTTTAACGTCAAATGTGACCACGGATGGTGGAATTACGTCGGTAAAGAGCGATGGGCGACCAAGAACATCAAAAGAAAGATTGAAAACGCCGAGCTCAACGCCCACATACTTGCTCATTACATTAAGTCGGGCGAGATGCCGTATCCGGAACTAATTGACAAATAGCGCCTCCGCACTTTCCTTAAAGAAAACAGAAGTCGCTAAGATAAGAAGCGAGATTGGCAACAAACTCTGGCGACTCACCAACCTTTACAAGATCGACAACAAGGTTTCAAAGCAGCTCACCTCACTCACCCTTAACCCAATCCAAAGGCAGATATACGAGGCGGTTAAGGATCGCTCTACCCTCCGCGAATACGTACTGAAGTACCGTCAAGGCGGCGTTTCGACGTTCTGGCTCATTTGGTGGTTGGACGAGACGATCTTTAACCCGAATAACTCAACCGGTATCTTAAGCCACGAGAAACAGAGCTTGAACCACCTCTGGACGATCATCCGGGTGGCCTACGACCACATGCCGGAGGAGTACAAGCCGCGGAGCGGAAAATACAACGAGCATGAACTGACATTTCCTGACATTAACTCACGGATTTTCGTCTCTCTTTCGATCCGGTCTACCCGCGTCGATAACCTTCACATCTCGGAGGTCTGCCACATGGAGGCGAACGACATCCGCGCTTCCAAGGCGGCCGTGCCTCCAAATGGGAACATCACTGTGGAAAGCACCGCTCACGGAATTGGGAACGAGGGATACAACCTCTATCAAGATGGGAAGGCAGGACAGAACCACTACAACGTTTATTTCTTTCCCTGGTTTATCCAGCCGGAATACCGGGTGCCACTAAATGGCCTTCAAATCGTTAGGACAAAGGACGAGGAGAAGTTCACGGCGCGCGTCGCGAAAGAGTGGAACATGACGATTACGGATGAGCAAATCCTCTGGCGCCGTCAAACGCAGAAGGATCAAGGGGTGCTATTCGCGCAGGAATATCCAGAAGACGACGAAACCGCTTTCTTGTCCACAGGCAATCCATATTTCGACGGCAAGAAAGTGATGGCGCTCCTAAAGGAAGCTCGGGAGATGGAGCGGGAAACGCCACCTTTCGAGGAAACCTACGACTACGTGATGTGGGACCGACCAACGAAAGGAGACGTCTATGTGGCCGGCGCGGACGTCGCAGAGGGAATCGATGGCGACTACAGTGTTCTTGCGATATTCAACGTGACAAAGAGGAAACAGGCGTTCCGCCTACGCGGCCACTTCGGCGTCGATGCCTTTTACCGAATGTGCAACGAGTGGGGCCGAGCGTACAACAACTGCCTTTTGGCGGTGGAGAGAAACAACCACGGACATGCAGTCCTTTTAGGTCTCTACGAGACCATGCGCTATCCGAATCTCTTTGTGCAGGACCAGGAAACACGCGTGACGCGCACCCGCGGCGTTCCGGAGCCGAAGAAGATCGTGAAAATCGGATGGACAACTGACCGTAACACGAAACCGATCATGCTCGATCAGCTGAAGGTTGCAATTGAAGGCGACTCGCTTGAGGACGTCGATACGTTCCAACCGGAGTTTACCGTGTACGATCAGATTTTCTTGCAAGAAGCATTGACAACTCAACAGGAGGGGGATACGATTTCAGCGGCTTCAGGAAAGCACGATGACGCCGTTGTCGCTTGGGCGATCGCCTTTCAGATGTACCTGAAGATGAAAGGCCGGATTAATAAATCCCTCGATTCAGGGATCCTTGTTGGTGACAGCCTTAAAGCAATCGGAATTCTATAAGGCTTCGACGAATGACTCGTCTGATAATCCGCAAGCAAAATCGATCGCGTCAGGTTCAAAACTTGAAGCGGACTCTGTATTTCTCCTTCCCGGCTCTCTAAACCAACCCGAAACCACTTATCTCTCTAGCTATTACTCGGATTCCTACGAGTTCCCTTGGAACCCGGATATCCTCGCCCGTGGCAACAACTACAGGGTTTACGACGAGATGCGCGACGACGATCAAGTTAAGTCCGCCATTTCTTTCAAGAAAGATATCGTCGTCAACGCCGGCTGGCGGATCGTTTGCGACAAGCCGGAAATTTCAGACTTCATCACGCAATCCCTCATGGAACGCCTGGACGAGGGCGAAACCGGTAAGACCTTTGATGACGTTCTCCGGGACATGCTCTCAGCGTATGAATACGGATTCTCCATCGCCGAACCTGTTTATACGTTACGGTCTGACAATCGTTACGAATATAAATCGATAAAAGTCCGACCGCCGCACAGTTTTCGATTCAAGCTCGACCGCTTTGGAAATATCCTCGAGATCATCCAGGCCACCGACCAAAACGAGCTAAGCCTCGATCCCCAGAAGTTCCTTCACCATGTGTACCAACAGGAATTTGGGAATCCCTACGGGAAGTCCGACTTAAAAGCCGCGCACCCCGCATGGGTCGCAAAGAAGTTCTTCATGCGTTTCTTTGCTGTCTATGTCGAGCGGTTTGCGTCGCCAACTGTAGTCGGAAAGTACAAGCCGACTGCGGACGCCAATGAAGCCCAGCGTTTCCACAACATGATCAAGACAATTCAGAACGCGACGACTCTGGCGATTCCGGAAGACTTCATGGTGGAGTTTATTCAGGCGCAGCGGGATGCGAGCGACGCTTATGTGAAGGGCTTGGACATGTTCAATATGTGGATTTCGAGAGCAATTCTGGTGCCGGATCTCCTCGGAATCAGCGGATCCAAAACGGCGGGCGGCTCTTACTCTCTCGGGGAAACACAGTTCAAGATGTTTCTAGGCACTATCGAAAAAGATCGGAAATCCCTTTCTCGAAAAATCACGCTAAAGCTTATCCGTCCGCTCGTCAGAGCGAACTTCGGAGATTATCCGGTTGACTTCGAATTCCTTCCGGTCACAGAAAAAGACGAGCTCGAGTATTCGAAGGTGTGGTCGGAGTTTATCCGGGCGCGAATTGTGACACCGAATGAGGACGAGATTAACCACTTCCGCCGTTCCGTTAAGTTTCCGGAAGGTCCGGTAACGATTGAAACGCCTGAACCCGTCGACGACGAGGAAACACCAGAAAAATGGAAAGACAAAGACAAGAAAGATGAGAAAGCAGAGGAGGACGACAAAGAGAAGAAGGAATTTTCGGTAAGCACCTTTCGCGAGAAGAACCGGTACGAAACGCTTATTAACTTCACTGACATCCGAAAGGCTCTAGACACTTCCGAAGATCAGATAACACCGCGGTTGCGGTCCGCCGGGAAAGTGATTTTCAAGGATTTTGTTGATCAGGTTCGGTCAACCGGACTTATTCGGCGGTTTGAGCCCGAGAAGATAAACAAGCTCCAGCCGCGGTTCCTTCGGGATATGAACCTGCTCTTTAAGGACCATTTCACAGGTCTGTTCAAGAAAAGTTACGAGCAAGCGAGAAAGGAATTGTTTCCGAATTCAACCAGACGCTTCGCGGAAGCGGAGCTTCTTCCAGAAGAGTTCATTGATATCGTTCAAGCAGAAGCGTTCAAGATGGTAGGCGACTATTCCACGAGAATTACGGACAAGGGGCGGAATGTCCTTGTAAACGGCATTAAAGCCGGTCTGCCAGAGAATCAGATTGTCTCCGCTATGCTCGAGGAGATGGAGAGCGCTTCGGAAAAGTGGCTCTCAACGGTCATTCGGACTAAGACCACGGAGATGTTTAACGAAGCACGAAAAAGTTACTGGGAAAATGATCCGATCGCGAAGGAGATTGTTGAAGCGTTTGAATTCAGCGCCATCATGGATGAAAGGACCTCAGATGTGTGCCAGGAGCTCGACGGACAGGTCTTCGAAAAGGGTGGATTCATCGATCGAGTGACGCCGCCGCTTCACTTCAATTGTCGTTCCTTGCTTGTACCCATCACCAAATATCAAGACTACGAAGTAAGTTCCGAACCTAGCATCGAGGTCTTAAAGGAGCTGGGAGGAAATTTAATTGTTTAAGGAGGCGCTAAATGCCCAGCTACAGCATTGACGGTCAAGATACAAATACTGGCAGCACCACCGTTTTAGGACTGGACGGAACCACGACTGCCCGCGGGTTCGTGTATGACCTGATTATGGGCTCGGACGCAACGCCGGCGGATAACGCCGCGGAGTTCAACCTTCAAAGGTTCGCCACGGCCAACGGAACGGGAACGGCTGTGACGCCTCAGCCTCTGGATCCAGCCGACGGCGCCGCGCGTCTCTCTGCAACGGAGGCCCACAGCACCGAGCCAACCTACACCGCGAACGCGATCATGCTTCATTGGGCTCAGAACCAACGCGCGACATTTCGATGGGTGGCGGCACCCGGAGGCGAAATAATCGTTCCGGCGACATCCGACAGCGGCGTGGGTGTTATCTGCCAGACGGTAGCGGGGAGCACCGTTAACTTTAACTGCACGATTCATTACCGAGAATGAGACCGAAGATTAAGGGCGGCATCCTGGTAGATGGCAAGCAGGTGGCGGACACGCTGCAATGTGTCCATTGCAACGGCCACTTCCAGATTGTGCCAGGTAGTGGTACCGACCGCGGGTTTTGTCTTCGGTGCTTCGGCCCTACGTGTGGCGCGAAAGCCTGCGATCCGTGCATCCCATTCGAGAAGAAGCTGGAGAAGATAGAAGGGAAAGAACGTTTGAGGAGGACTTATGGCGGTCATTCAAAAACAGATCGTTTTTATCAATAACTACACGGAGTCGGTGAACCAGAACAACGAGCTGCATGTTACGGGCACGTATCAAACGCACCAAATTGACCAGACCATTACTGTTCCCACACCGTGTCTATTGATGCTGGACTCAACAAACGGAAACCTCGTCGCAATACCGATCGCTAACTACGACCCGAATTTGAAACTCGTGAAGATCATCGAATCTATTGAAACGGTGGTGGTCCCTCAGGGCGCTTAATGGCGATAACGCTTTACAACCAATACCTCAGTCGGACCTCGAGCAACTTTGATTCGCAAGAGCATTTTTACGCCGACATACAGACGACCACTGTAAACCTCGGTGGAACGGTGCTTGCGATTCAGCGAGCGGGAAGCATGGTGGCGATGCCGAATCCATTGCCAACCGGTGTAACGGCGTATATACCGACCATGGTGACGGGAGTTAGCTCCTTGACGACTCTGACGTTTTTGGTCGGGAAGCTCATCAACTTGGGTTCGATCGACATATCGGGAGCGTCGGGAACATTCACGGCTGGTAACGCGATGCCAACGAAAACGGAACTCGGGGTAAGTCGGCAGGTATGGAGTCCGCTGATTATCGAGGTAACCACAGGATTAAACGCTACGCCCGGTACTCTAACGGTGACCTACAAGGACCAAGATGGGAATGCGGCGGAAGCGGCTTCGGCGGTTTCCCTTGGAGCGTCCGCACCGGTCTTTTCGAGTGGGATCGTTCCCTTAAACACTGGCGATATTGGCGTTACCCAAATTACGAATGCGACCCGTGGCGCCGGTACGACGCCGACGGGGGTGGTACAGTTCTGGGGTATGTCCGATCCCATTGCGTTGTTTCCCGCAAATCCGGCTTTAAACGGACCAGCCGTCGCGAATCTCATGACGAGCGCCTTTCACCCCGTGAGGTTGGGGGCCGGGGATCAAATCGGCGTCTTCATCATAGGATCAAACGCGACCAAATCGAC